AAGATGATCAAAGCCAATGATGGTGTGATGGTTCAAGCAAGAGGAAATAAACTAGCGAGAAGTAAACCTACAAAAATATCATAATGGCTGAAGTTGAAAGACAAACAGATCTTCCAGAGGAAGAAATTAATGAAGAAGCTGAGGTTGTCGTTGAAACACCAGAGGATGAAGAAGTTTTTGAAGAAGAGCAAGAAGATCCTGAAGCGTTTTATGACAACCTGGCTGAAACTATGGATGAACGAACGCTAGGTCGTTTGGCTTCTCAACTTATTCAAGATTATAAAAAAGATAAAGTTTCAAGAGCAGACTGGGAACAAACTTATACGAATGGTTTAGAGTTACTTGGTTTTAAATACCAAGATCAAACAAGACCTTTCCAAGGTGCGAGTGGCGTGACCCATCCATTACTAGCCGAGGCTGTTACACAATTCCAAGCACAAGCTTATAAAGAATTATTACCCTCTGAAGGACCCGTAAGAACACAAGTCGTTGGTGCAAGAACTCCAGAGACAGAGAACCAAGCACAACGAGTACAAGATTTTATGAACTACATGATCATGGAGAAAATGGAAGAATACACTCCAGAGTTTGATCAGTTATTATTTTACTTACCTTTATCAGGATCAACATTTAAAAAAGTTTATTACGATGAAATTATGCAAAGAGCAGTTTCTAAATTTGTTCCTGCAGAAGATTTAGTGGTTCCGTATTATGCAACAGATTTAAAAGATTGTGAAAGAATTACTCACTTAGTGAAGATGGGTGAGAATGATGTTCTTAAAAAACAAAAAGCAGGTTTTTATAGAGACGTAGAATTGATTCCAAAACAACCAGAAAAGAATCCAATACAAGATAAGTTAAATGAATTAGAAGGTGTTAAAGCATCGGGTCAAAGAGATTATCAATATAACATTTTAGAAATGCATGTAGATTTAGATCTAGATGAATACGAAATGGATAATTCAGAAAAGAATATTAAAGTTCCTTACATTGTAACTATCGATGAAGGTTCACAACAAATTTTATCTATTTACAGAAACTATTATCCTGAAGATGAGATGATGAAACGAAAAGAATATTTCGTTCATTACAAATTTTTACCAGGTTTAGGTTTTTATGGCTTTGGTTTAATTCATATGATTGGTGGTTTATCACGAGGAGCCACTTCTGCATTAAGACAATTGTTAGATGCAGGTACTTTAGCGAACTTACCAGCGGGATTTAAGTCGAGAGGAATAAGAATTAGAGATGATGATCAACCTTTTCAACCTGGAGAGTTCAGAGATGTTGATGCACCAGGCGGAAATATCAAAGATCAATTCCAAATTTTACCTTTTAAAGAGCCAAGTGGTACTTTATTTCAACTTTTAGGCTTTGTAGTACAAGCAGGACAAAGATTTGCAGCGATTGCAGACATGCAAATGGGTGAAGACTCTCAAAATAGAGCTGTTGGAACAACAATTGCACTTTTAGAACGTGGTTCGAGGGTCATGAGCGCTATTCACAAGCGTTGTTACTATGCAATGAGACAAGAATTTAGACTTTTAAGCAAAATTTTTAGTGAATACCTACCACCAGTGTATCCATATGCTGTCTACGGGGCTGATAGAGCCGTTAAAATACAAGATTTTGATGATCGAGTGGATGTAATACCTGTTGCAGACCCAAATATCTTCTCAATGTCACAAAGAGTGACGCTTGCAAACGAAAATTTAAAGATTGCAATGTCAAATCCACAAATGCACAACTTACATGAAGCTTATAGACGTGTTTATGAAGCATTAGGCACAAGACAAATTGATACTTTGTTAAAACCTCAAGAAGTACCGACTCCAAAAGACCCTGCAACTGAAAATGCAGAAGCTTTACAGATGAAAATGCTAAAAGCGTTTCCAGAACAAGATCATGATGCACATATTGCTGCTCACAGAGCATTTATGGCAACTAGAATGGTTCAAATTAATCCAATGGTGTATGCAATGCTTCAAGGACACATATCTGATCACGTTGCAATGAAAGCTCATGGTGAAGTAGGTGCAATGATACAAGAAGATCCAAATATGATGATGATGCAACAACAAGATCCTCAAGGATTTAAAGTTCAATTCGATAGTATGGTTGCAAAAAGAGTTGCTGAGATTACAACACAGTTAGCACAAGAAGAAGCAGGTGCACAAAAACCAGATCCGTTAGTTCAATTGAAACAAAGAGAACTTGATCTTAAAGCAATGGATATGCAAAGAAAAGCAATGGAGACTCAACAAGATTTTGATATTAAAGAATCTCAATTTGATGAAAAGATTGATTTAGAAAAAATGAAACTAGAAAATCAAGACGAACAATCTGATGAAAGATTACAAGTTGCTAAAGATAAGTTAAACTTACAAGCAATGCAAATGGAGCAAAGAAATGCGAAGAAGAAAGCTTAAAGTTCTTAAAGCAAAAGGTGGAGCAGATGCTTCGAAAGCTGATTTTGGTGTATCCAATCCAAGTCCTGGAGATACTGGTGGTGAAGGAGGCTATACTCAAAAAAGTACAAATCAATTTGGTGCTGTAGGATCAAGTCCAACTAGTACAGGAGGACCTAATGTACCTCAAGCTAGAACAGGACCTGCGAAACTTCCTGTAATAGGACCTTTTACTTTTCTAGCAAATAAATTTTTAGAATCAAGATATAATAAAAAAAATTTAGAGGAACAAAGAAAAGAAGATGTTCTTGGTGGAGAGATGTTAACAACAGCTCCCAAACAAACACAACAAGCTACAATACCAAGTGGTAATGATAATAATAGGCAGCTTTGTCCAGATGGAACTTACCCTCCATGTAAGACACCTCAAACACAAACATTTTCTGATGGTGGAGAAATTTTAATAAGCTCTAATGTAGATAAGGATCTGTTATGAAAAATAGATTAGGTAAAAAATTTGGTCCACCACCTGAACAAGGACCCAATCCTCAAGTACCACCAGTTAAGTTTGGTGAAGGTGGAATGAAATGTCCTCATAGAGACATGACAGATAAAAATATGTATCCTGGTAATAATGGAATACAAATTAAAGGTTTTAAGTTTATAGGAGTACGATAATGTTTAAATGGATTAAAAAATTGTTTACACCTAAAAAACAAATTTACGATCCAAAACCAGTTGAAAAGGAACCTTGCTGGAAGCATATTAAATTTAAAAAAGGTTGTCCAATCTGTAGGAATTTAAATAATGGCGCTTAAATATATAGGAAGTTTAATAGCTAAAAGAGTCTTAAAAAATAGACCTGATTTACATAAAAAATTTGATAAAATTATGCGAGATGATGTCGACCCCTCATCTTCTGTAGAATCGCAAATTTCAGAAGCTTTAAGAATTATAAGAAGTAAAGTTGATAAAAAAACAACAGGAGGGGAAGTTATTATAGCAAAAGGTGGAGATTATATAAAAGATTTGCTATAAGTCTGAATGTGGTCATTTTTATCTAATAAAGAAAAATTAATTTTATTATCTGGAATATTTGAAGGTGAAGGTACCTTTGGTAATCACAAAAGTGGTAAGTTCAGAAACGGTAAAACACGATATCAAATTCAAGCTTGTGTTAGTATGTCTGACAAAGACGTAGTCTATAAATTTTTAGAATTTTTTAAATGCGGTAGTATCTGTGAACCTTCTTTAAGAAAGAATCATCATAAACAGATGTATAAATGGAAAGTAACAGGGCAGAGGGCTTTATTTGTTATTAATGAAATGATACCATATTTAGGAATTAGAAGACAAAGTAATTATTATGGCATGGTTCAATCTATTAGGAATGGCGATAAAGACTGGAGCCCATATATACTCCAATCGTCAAAAGACAAAACAGGCAATGTCAGATGCTCAGTTGAGATCGGCAGAGGCAATGGCCCGAGGAGAGAGAGAATACGAGGGTAAACTTCTTGAAGCAAGACAATCGGACTGGAAAGACGAATTCATTTTATTATTGCTCTCAGCCCCGATAGTGATGCTTTCATGGGCAGTTTTCTCAGATGATCCAAGTGCAATGGAAAAAATGAAATTGTTCTTTGAGTATTTCTCACAACTTCCATTTTGGTATCAAACCATATTCGTAGGAGTAATTGCGAGCGTGTACGGTTTGAAGGCTACTGATCTAATTAAACGAAAGTAGTTGCAATTTAAAGCATATACAATTATACAATCTATATGAATCAATATAGATGTTCTCATCCAGAAGATTTAGACATTTTTGAAAAATGTTTAAAAGAATTAAAAAATAAATATGGTGTTACAATAGAAATTGGTGTACATGAAGGTGGAGGTTCAAAAAGAATTATAGATGATTATAGAAAGCTTTATCCTGATGCTCATCACTATCACATTGGTGTTGACCCTTTCGGATCCGCTCCTTACACACACACTGATGCAGACTTTAAGGAAAATAAAGTCGATTATCGTTATGGTGATGAAAAACGTTGGTATCTTCAAAAAGCGATAGTCGATAATGAAGATAAAAATTTTATCTTTTTACAATTAGAGTCTTCAGAATATTTTAAAAGATTTCATGATGGATATCCAATGTTCATCAAAGGTAAAAAATATAAATTAGCTAAATATGATTTAGTTCACCTTGATGGATTACATGCAATCAAATGGGTATTTGAAGAAATATGTTTTTTTGATGATCGAATGAGTCCTGGTGGTTTTATTGTATTTGATGATATAGATAAAATCGATATGGTTGCTGTAGACAAATATATGCAACATTTAAAATGGAAGTTATTTATAACAGGCAATAAAAAATCAGCTTATGTTAAGTGTTAGTTTTTTCTGTACAAGAAAACAAAACCTTATGGAGATATTGAGTGCATACAAAGATGTACCTGAGATATCTGAAATTTTAGTTGTTACACTTGATAGAATAGAAATTAAAAATAAACCTAAAAAAATTAAATTAATTCATATGCCTAAAGATTCTGATTTAGGTTTACTATCAAGATACACTTTTGCCTTATCGTGTAAAAATAGATACGTATTTATTCAAGATGATGATTGGGTTTATGAACCTGAAATGTTAATTAGATTATTTAATCTACAAGAGCCTATAACAGGGTGCCATCCAAGATGGTTTTATGATGGTATTTATCAAAAACAACCTAAGTTTAAAACTGATACAGCACCCATATTATTAACTTGTGGTGTGATGGTTGATACTTGGTATTTACCTGCTGTTATACAAGATGCAAAACAGTTTTGGGATAAGTATGATGAAGTTTATAATGGTGAAGATATTTTCATGTCTAGATCAATTTCTAGATCATCACAACAAAAAGAATTTAAATTCTTTCAAGAAGGGTTTAAAGGATTAGATGAAGGTAATCCTTTGTGGAAAAAGAATGATCCCTTCAGAACAGATATAACAAAGAAAATATACGGTTATTTTAATGAATCTT